CTTTACCTATTAGCAGAACAAACTTACCCATGTCTATTTTCTTCATACTATTAATATACAAAATTATTCATTATCATAAAACATTCTATCAGAATCTTCTGTGTGCCACTTATCAAATCCTTCACAGTTATAATAGTCTTTGTTTACTAAGTAATCTGGTTTCTCTGGGAAAGGTTTAGTTACAAAGCTTGGCTCAGACCATTTGATCCGGTTGTTTGGTTGTAATGCTATCTGTCCGTTATCAAGTAAAATGATATGATGGCTCTTATGCTCTAGTGGATCTTCAGCTAATGACAAGTCTGTATTCAGATCACCTGACCCCCAGTTAATGGTAGCATAGTAAGTACCCGGATGGAACTTGTGGTCCTTCATGTATACTTCTACTCTTGTATCATATACATACGATAGGTGAAGCAAAGTAAAATTGTAAGAAAAACAATTCCATATCTGTAAGAAGTGGAAAGGTAGATCTGGATCTGGAGTTTCTGGTTCAGTAAGTAAAGCATGGGATGGTAACTTATCTCTCATTACTCCATTCTCTAAAAGAACTTGGAATAACGCAGCCTGACCTGGCATGCATCTTACTGACATTATAACCCCGGGGGTAAATTCTCCTTGACCCTTCTTGTGCTGGTACATGTACTCATTCCTAACAAATACTTTGAGCGGAAAAAAATTATGTTCTATATATGCCATAGTGTAAATATACAAAAAACCCCAGGTAGTAATTCTTGATCAGAGAAACTTTCCTGGGGGTGTTACTAGTTATAAGGCTGAATGGTTGGGGCTCGTCAGCCAGCACCAAAGCAGTTCCTCTTTCCCAATAACGAGAAGACCTCATGCTGGTGCGCAGTTCTTATGGTATGCGTCAGAGGTACATATGCCTATGACTACTAGTCACAGGTCATTAGCAACAGTATCACTAATGGGTCCTAACAGTATATCTGTTAGTGGAGTGATACAAAGTTAATTATATAATTCAATAATCTTAGTCATAATATAAGTATGAAAATAAGCTTCTGCTTCATGCTCTATATCTCTATTAAAAAATGTAGGTAAAAACTCCTGACATAAATGTAATAACTCATGGGCTACTGTTATAACATTATATGGATTTTTAAAGTCTAATTCTTTTTTAAGAACCAATAGCCGAAAAGTACAACCCGGAGAGTTAGCTAACTTACCACTACAATAGTGTCCTTGTACTGTAGATGATTCATCCATTGCATTATCAAATGCACTCTGACTATTTTTAAAACAATTTAAACTATCATTATACCAAATAAAATGCTCCCGGATCTTAGTCAGATTCTTTTCTTCAGTAGTAGAAAAGATATTCTTAAACCAATCTACTACCTCATCATATGTGTAGCCCTTGACTACAACTAATCTTTCACTGCTATATGGTAGAAGTGGGATAGCGTCTATAAAATATTTTGCCATAATAAGTTGGTTTAATCCATCACAAAATGTGATATTGCTGTATAATGTAGTATTAAAGCATCATGATTATATTGAATTAATACTATAATGTGGATTTGCCTAATTGTCTAAACACTATAGATATTCTTTTATGTTCTAACTTTTCTATGCTGTGTTTCCAATGTGTTCTATATACTCCTTTAAGTTGTATAACAGATCTTGAAGGCAATATTATATTCTCTCTTTTTGTGCCGTATATTAGAATAAGCTTTGCATCTGATAACAAACTCAGTATAGTTATTACAGGTCCGGCAGCTACGTTATCTATGTGAGGGGTCATCTTGTTTCCGGGATAATAAGTATTAACAGTTACATCTTCTGGTAAAGCATCTAGTATCTTTTGATTTATTAACTTATAACACAAATCTAAAAGATACCCGGGTATAGGATCTAACTTCTCATTCCCATATATAGAGTTACCATACCTTACTAGACTTCTATCATTAGATACCTTACTATCTTTTTCAGCTTTGGCCAGACACTCTAATAGTTTTAGTTCTTCTTCTATAGATATAACATCAAGTATAGGTGCCATACCACAAATATATAAAAAATATGTAAGGAGATTTCCCCCCGGCAATCTGCTAGGTGGTGATAGCCCCCGGTATGAATGGATAAGGGAAGGGAAAATGTTTTATATTAGAGGATGTGGTAAATGGGTTTGGTATATATAAGGAGGTGTGGTGGGGCCCGGTACCATGAGCCCCCGGGGTCCGCGCGCCAGGTGGTACCCCCCCATCAAATCATACAGCTCATTACCATTTCTAAAAATAAAACTAAAAAGAATTCCTACCAGGGAAAGTTTTATTGTTATTTAGGTATGCTATGTACTATGTATACTATGTGATGCTGTGGTGCATGTGTGGTAGGGGGGGGTGGCTGGTGTCATCCTGCTGGCTCACATCAACTGCTCAGTCTCTACTATATATATAGTAATACAACTCATTACTATTACTGATATAATAAGGAATGTTTCCTGGGGATGCAAGGCTAGCCGTAGCTACTGCTTAATCCACCTACGAGAGGGGATCTACGGAAACACTTGTTATATCTTTTTACTTAATACAACTCATTACTGTGTTCAAAGTATTAATGCTGTTTGTTAGTGTCTTTAAACTAACCGTTGCCAAACCTTCTGACGGAAGGGGGAGTTCCTCACAACAGATACGTTAAGTCTGTTTTTATTTATACAACTCATTACTATTTAAAACTATTTATTATGAAACAAGACAGAGGTTTGGAAATATTATTAGCTAATAGTATAGATCCAAAAGAATTTACTAGAGTAGGTGTTTTACACTGGATTATAGAAAAGAATTTATCTAGAGAAGATATGTTAGAAATAATATATTCTCATGATTGGGTGGAGCTTGTAAAGAAATGCAGCTCTTGCAAAAGATTAAATAAAAGGGAGTAATCCCCCTTTTTATTTTCTACAACTCCTTACTATTGTTAATCTTAAACTATATATTATGGACTACTTAAAACAAAACATTCAAAAGTATTATGCAAATGAAATCACACTAGAAGAACTTAAGAAAGTATTACACTTTCTTATAGATGACATAGTAGTTCCTGATGCTGTATATACTAAAAAACAAATGGATAATGATAGGCATATGAGAATTGCATTAAGCAATATGTTAGATGCCTATGAAAATCCAGAGTATTAAGGGGAGTAATTCCCCTTTTATATTTTATACAACTCATTACTACTATTAAAACTAACTATTATGAAAAAAGTATTTATAGTATGCATGGAAGCATATGATGACTTCGGTGTGTATTTGGGTAAAAATATTGTAGGTGTCTACACTACATTAGAGCTTGCTCAAGAGAAAGTAGATAAACTCAAAAGCTTTGATGAAGAAAAGGTTGAGCAGTTTATAAGCTACCAATACACTATTGAAGAAAGCAGATTAGAAGGGGAGTAATCCCCTTTTATTTTCTACAACTTTTTACAATTAATAATTTTAAACTTTATATTATGAAATATACTTTAAATGAAACCAAAGGAGATCTGTTGTGGGCTATCTATTCTCTTAATGCTTTAGTAAGTGATGATAGAGAGTATACAGAGGTAGACGAAATGGAATTCAGTGTTCATTATAATAATAATATTAGCACTGAAGAGATTATTAAAATAATCAATAGGCTTGAAGAAATATATTCTCAAGCACCTGATGCTTACTATGTAAAAGGGGATTAAGTTCCCCTTTTTACTTTTGTCTCCACCGTGTGGAGCATTGGCATTTTATGTAGCAATACCAAGGGTACTGTGTATTACATATTACTTTCATTTTTTTACCTTCGGTGTCTTTTTATACAACTTATTACTACAAGAAAATATTTATTAACTAATTAAAATTTATGATTATGAATGATTTGAAAAAAGACCCAACCGTAACAGCAGTATTTAACTCTTTAGGCTCTGATAGTAGCATACAATCCTTTGAGAATGCTCAAGGAAAAACTACTTATTATCGTCCTTGTACAATCTTGTATAAAGGCAAAGTAGTTCGTGCTACTATTTGGGAAAGTGTTGTTGCACAAGGTGTTAAGCTCAATGAAGAGTGTATTGTTGCCTTGTCTAAATACATTGACCGCAACAATGTAGAGCAAATTGCTTGTAAAGTTATTGGTGGTAGTGCAATGCTTCCTACTGCAGAACTATTTGCTGATGCATTTGCTGAAGAGAAAGAACTATCTATCTAAAGCAACCATTAAGGAAAGGGAATACTCACGGGTATTCTCTTTCTTTATTTTTTTTTACCTGCGGTTTCTTGGTATACAACTAATTACAATTAAAAAAATATAAGGTTGTATTATATATTAAGTAACAAGTGGATAGCAATCACTTGTCTTATACTCTATATATAGAGAAATGAGACCAACTTAAGCTAACTGCTTGATTATCAGCATATATTTTTTGTGTGTGCTTGTGTTAATTGTTGAGAAAAAAACACTCCACCATTAAATACAGCTTATTTTAGCTGCATAATCCTTCAAAAGCCTTAGCATACATAAGTTATATGGCTAAATCTATCTATATATCTATCTCTATCTTATATACTATCTCTATTACTGTTAGTATTACTACTATATATAAGAGCACAGTAAAAGACTCCGGAATTGTACTTATTCACCCACTTAAAAATATACTTATGAATGCTAGATTACTTAAAACATTTCCAAGCAATAGTTGCATGGAAGCTATAGTTCTTAGAAAGTATCCTGAACTATACAATGATTACAAAATCTTAGAACTTCAAAGGTCTCATAGACCTGAACTAAAAGACTTCTATGATAAACCAAATGATACAGGTATGTATGGTAATACAAGAAGACGTACTAGACCATGGGATAACTGTTGGTTTAGTAAGAAACCTGAATATATAGTACGTACTGTAGAAGATGTATTCAAAATGAATCCAGGTTATTTGCTTTGGTGCTATACTAACCTTAATATAAAATGGTCAGAACATACCATTAAAATGTTCCAAACAAATAAAAATTTTAAACTTAAAAACTAACTTATGATTGCAACACATTTAATTCAGCAAATTATTGATCTCTCTGTGAGATTAACAGGAGATGATTTAACTCCTAAAGAAGAACAAGTTCTTAATGATAGTTCTATTGAAGAACTACAAGCTATTAGAGAGAATTTATTATTAGCTCTACATTTCTAAAACTATTTACTATGCATTTAATTGTAGCACAGTTAATGTTTATCCTCAACCTCCATTCAGGTATTATTATACCTGATGGAGATGTTGATGGTAGACGTACATACTCTATTCCTTCTGCTAATATAGAGTATGCTTACAAAGCAGAGATCATCCAGTATCTTGAAACTGGTACATTTACTTATGATGAAGATAAAGAAGACTGATTATGAGAAGTAAAATTCCTTTTGGATACACACCTTTTGGTGGTGTTATCCTTGTAAAACTTAATGTTAAGATATCTGCAGACCAAGGTCTTGAACTTGGCAAAAAATATCCTAATATTATTAATTGGGACAATGGTAAATATGGTAGAGCTATTGAAGGCTCAATACTATATACTCAAATGGAATCTTTTATCAGGGATTTCTCTGCTATAAAGCTTGATGCTAAAATAGAAAGACTAATGGAACAAAAAGCAGCTCTGTTAGATTCATTTATTGCTGATAACACAACTAATCTTGATTTAATATGAATTTAGAAAAAAGAAAAAGCCTTATGGTAGTAGCATACTTTGCCATAGGTCTATTTGGTGGTTGGTTAATAGGGTCTATTGCTCCGGTTAATGGCTTAAAGCCAACACATATCAAAGCTGAATACTATCTAGAGTTAAGACCTAATGATGTTGTCATAATAGAAGACTGTGGTGGTAACACTATTGTTTGTCCTATGGATAGTATTCCTGCTGTATTACTAAGAGATAATTTATAAACTATGAAGAAGCCAAGAAAACAAAAGATTGGAGATTTAAATGTCCTATGGGCTGAAAAAGAATGGGAAATTGCAGAAGTTCATGCTTCTGAAATGGATCCAGATGTAAAAGCCCATTATCTCAGTGATCTACATTATGAACAATACTGTATTGAACAAAGAATTGATGATTTAGAGCATGAACAAGCTATGCTTCCACTTCAGCTGATGTTAGCAGGATTCATTATATTTGTTATCTGCATGTTTATCTATATGGCAAACAGATAATAAAATGGTCCTGTAGCTCAGCTGGATAGAGCAAAACACTTCTAATGTTTAGGCCATAAGTTCGAATCTTATCAGGATCACACAAGCCTCTGATTACTCAGGGGCTTTTTGTTACACTTAATTTATTATTCAAATGAAGATATTTACATCAGTAATAGGGTTTAACTTCAATGTTACCATATTAGACAATGAAGGCAATGCATTAAAAACAGGTGCAAAAGTTATTGTGCCTGTAAATATGGGTGCTCCCAATGTGGGAACAAAGATTGGTGGCCAGAGTTGGTTCACCAACTATAATGAACAATTGTTAAACAAGATTAGAGATTATAGAAGGAGAAATGACTAAGATCAATTTAGAATTAGATGAAACTGATTTGTATAATGCTCTTAGGGGTATTATTAAACATGCAAATGCAGATGAGATAGCTAAGTTTCTATCTTATTGTATAGGTAACTCACCTATGGCATCTAGCATATTCTTTAAAACTTATCTTGGAGATGTTTCACCAACTGTATTACCTATTGGTAGTATGATTAAAGTTGATGCCAGTGGTTTAAGTTGGAGAGTTAATGTCCATAGGATGAGAGAAAAGAACATTGCTGATGAAGCTGGTAATTGTGTTGCTATAATAAAAGAATTTAAAGGATTTCATGACACTAGTAATTACTATGTTACATTTACCAATGTAAATGATGAAGGTAATCCTTTTGAAGATACTGGATTTATTACTTATAAAGACATACTAGAAGTTATTGAAGAGTTTTAAAGATAGTATATCTGTTGATATGCTTTTCCTGACCAAAGAATATACAGGGGGTTTAGGCCCCCTTTGTTCTTGTAGCTATATAGTCAGATATATTTACTTTACTTATACAAGCTTAAGTAATATTATCATGTATATTTACTCAACAGTAAATAATGCTATACCAGCTACCCAACGGAAAAGTCATTAGTATAACTATTGAACAATATCTAGAACTTACAGATTTAGATGTACAATACTTGATGTCTATTGATTTTGGAGAACATATAACTGATCCGTTTTTTGCATCTGCCGTAGAAAAAAAAGGTAACAAAGAATACAACTTTGACCATACAATAGGAGATGATGAGTTAGAAAACATTCCGGATGATAGTATTCCATTTGATGACATCATTGATTTAGAAGAATCAGATGTATAATATTGCTTTGCAATAAAACTTAAGCTTATTTGAGTAGATAAGCTTATAGTATTTCCTACTCACAATCCATTTATTTATTTATTTATTAAAACTTAAGATTATGAATTCAAAAGTTACCGTTGCTGGTGATTCAGCAACACAATCTGTTATTGTTATTTCTGAAAACAATCCAGAATTTGGTTATGTCAAACTTGAACAAACAAGAAGTGTTATTGATGATAACAATTTCTTGAAGAGAAAAGTAATTAGCACACTAGTTCACAGTACTGTAGAAGAATTAGAGCAAATGTCTTTCTTTATGGGTCAAGACCTACCAGGTAATATTCTGATTAAAGAATCACTTGAGCCATTCAACTCTAAGAATCCTGAGCGTGACCTTAAAGTAGCAGGTGACACAGGTATTGTATGTAGATTTGAAGGTAATCCTATTTACCGTAAAACTTATTATTCAGTATCATCTAATGCACAAGATGTATTTATTCAACATGATAATGTTGCTGAATTACGTGCTGCATATGGTGCATCTAAAACAAATTCTAATGCAATTAAAACTGCAGCAGGAGAAGATTTTAGCATCTAATACTAAATTGTTGATTGATAAGATGGGGAGTTAATTGCTCCCCATTTTTTGTATGATTTTAAAAATGTATATTATGGAAAAGTTAAAAAAACAGGTAAGAGATTACCAATTGTACGCAGGTAAGACTTATGTACAGTATCAATCTGATGGCTATTCAGCTTATCAGAATTATCTCTATAAGAGAGCACTCTATGGTCTAGATGCACTTACAGAGAAAGAACTTGCTACTATGTGTAGTAAGAAAAAGCAACGGATTATTAATGTTTACAAACGTGCTCAAGTTACACTTAATAAGTTTAAACAGCAGGTGACTATACAATATTCCAATGCAATTTTTAATACATTCTTCCCAAACAGTCCATTAACGCAGTTCTTATTGGCTGATACTGAGACAGATGAGAAGTTTAAGAACACTTTAACTTTTAAAGATTTAGGTATTGAGAAGCAAGATATTATTGCTATCTTTATTGCTGAGGGCATTCTTCCAAAAAACTTTTTGGATTTAAAAGATGCTCCAGTTACTTTACCTAGATTGAAAAATGAAGTCAAAGCTTAAAGAATGTGACTTTTTATGAAGAAAAAGTATTAAGTATGTAAAAAATGCCTATCTTTATTATATGATAGGCATTTATAAAATTACATCTCCAAGCAATAAAGTGTATATTGGTCAAAGCAGAAATATTGCAAAAAGATTTAGAGAATACAAATATTACAAGGGCAGTGGACAAAATAGATTGTTCTGTTCATTTTCTAAATATGGCGTTAGTGCTCATAGATTTGATATTGTAGAAGAATGTTTATTCAATGATATTAATATAAGAGAAAGATATTGGCAAGAATACTATAATGTACTATCAGAAGATGGTCTAAATTGTATGTATGTTAATACAGATCTAATGCCAGCAATTATATCAGAAGAAACTTTAAACAATATGAAAAAAGCTCAACAGAATAAAGGTCCTTTATCTGAATCTCACAAAAAAAAGATATCTGACTCATGGAAAACTAGAATAGTAACTGAAGAAACTAAACTAAAAATATCTATGAGTCATAAAGGAAGAAAGAAAAGTGTTGAGCATGCTTTAAATATTGGTAAGGGTAAACAAGGATTTAAGCATAGTGAGGAATCTAAATTAAAAATGAGAAAACCAAAAACTCATATTGACTATGATAGATTGTATAGAAAAAATGCCAAACCTGTTTTGCAATTTAATCTTGATGGAACTTTTGTTAAAGAATGGATTTCTGCATCTGAAGTTCAAAGAGAACTGGGTATTAAACAGCAATTAGTAAATTCTTGCTGTAATAATAGAGTTAGGAAATCTAAAGGTTTCATTTGGAAATTTAAGAATACATGATCAAATTAAAAAAGTGTGATGGTTGTCAAAAGATGACTGTTATATGGAAGAATTCTGAGGGATTCAGATTCTGCCGTTATTGCTGGAGTTGCCAAAAAGCCACTAATAGTGACAGTTCACAGAAACCAAACGATTATAAAATCCCTCAGGTCTCTTCTAAAAAGAAAAAGCAAGATGCAGAGTATCTCAAATTGAGAGAAAGGTTTCTTACTGAGAATCCAATATGTCAAATCTCTGTGGCCGGCTGTGGTAATGGTGCAACTGATGTTCACCACACCTATGCCGGATCCAACAGGGAAGCATTTTATTTGATTCAATCCACTTGGAAAGCAACATGCAGAAACTGCCATGATTGGGTTCACCAGCACCCATCAGAGGCTAGAACATTAGGCTGGTTAAAATGATTTATTTACTGATTTAAAATTATGATTATGAGAATGATTGGAAAAGAGATTAAGATTAAACACACAAACACTTATTCAAAGTTTGCAGTATTACCAATGAACAGAGCTATTGATAGCAAACATGTTCAGAAAATGATACTTAGTATCCGTAATATGGATGTATTAAGATGTGTAATAGCATGTACTACAAACATTATTGAAGGAGAATGGAAAACTTATATTATTGATGGTCAGCATTTGGCTACAGCATTAGAAAGAGAAGGGGAACTTATTCCTTACATTGAAATTACTATTGAATCTGAAGAAGATTTGATTGAGAAAATGGCACTTCTTAATAACTCATCTAAGTCTTGGGACTTGATGAACTTTATCAATGCTTGGAAAATGATCCGTCCAGACTATATGAAGTTATTTAAATGGAAAAACATGTATGATATAGAAGTATCTATGTTAGCATGTATTGCATCTAATATGCCTTCAATTAGATTTGGTACACAACCTATCAAGAAAGGTACTTTTCAGATTACTAATCCAAAAGCAGAAGATATGTGTAAAGCATTCAATGATATATTCTTGAAGATTGGTATGGCTGATAGATCAGTTAAATTTCAGTTCTTAAATGCTTTCATGCAAGCATACAATGGTACTTATAGTCATATTAAAGTTATGGCTGCTATTGATAAGCACATGAAAACTATTAAACTTATGGCCAGTGGAGATGAAACTGGTACATATATTAGAAAACAAATATTTAAACTTCCTAAGTAATGACAAGAGAAGAGATTCAAGAAGAAGCATTAAAAGCCACAGAAGGGAGACGGAGATGTTCCGTAGTATTAGGCACAGGGGTCGGTAAGACCCTTGTTGGCCTATTACATATTGAGAAGAATACTAGTGAACTACATAATGTATTAGTAGTAGCTCCTAAGAAATCTATCTTCCAATCTTGGTCTGATGATGCTGTAAAATTTGGCAAACAAGATTTATTAAAGAGAATTACTTTCTCTACTTATATAGGATTACCTAAGCGTGATCCAAATGAGTATGATTATATCTATCTTGATGAATGCCATTCTCTTCTTGACTCTCATAGGGTATTTCTTGATGTGTATAAAGGTGGTATCCTGGGTTTAACCGGGACTCCACCTAAACACAAAAGTTCAGAGAAGGGTATTATGGTATCACAGTTCTGTCCTGTAGTTTATACTTTTAAAGCTGATGATGCAATTGATAATGGAATCATTAATGATTACCAAATCATTGTACATGAGCTTAAGTTAAATGAATGTAAGAACTATCAAGTACAGATGAAGACTAAGTCTTTTATTACTTCAGAGAAAGAGAACTATAGATACTGGGGTAATAGAATAGACATGGGTCAAGGTCCTGCACAAATGCTCAGAGTTATGAGAATGAAAGCAATGATGGAGTATCCAAGCAAAGAAAAATATACCAAGGTATTAATGGGTAATATTAATACTAAATGTATTGTATTTGCTAATACTCAAGATCAGGCAGATAGACTTTGTAGATTTAGTTATCACAGTGGTAATAGTAATTCAGAACAGAATTTAATTTCTTTTAAAGAAGGTAAGATCAATAAACTATCATGTGTACTGCAGTTAAATGAGGGTATTAATATACCAGAATTGAGACAAGGTATTATCATGCATGCTTATGGTAATGAAAGAAAAGCTAGTCAAAGAATTGGTAGGCTTCTACGTCTTAATCCACAAGATAAAGCTATTGTACACATCTTATGTTATAAGGGTACAGTAGATGAAAAGTGGGTTAAAGATGCATTAGAAGGATTTGATCAGAGTAAAATACTCTGGAAAGATTATGGAGTAAAATTGTAAATTAGCAAAATGGAATTACCTGAAGATCATAAATTAATATTGTTTAATGATAATGAACATAGCTTTGATTATGTTATAGCATGTCTTATAAAATTTTGTGGACATGAGCCACAACAAGCTGAACAATGTGCATTAATTGCTGATTTAGTTGGTCAATGTACTGTAAAGCATGGTTGTTGGGCACAGATATCTACAATGCAAGAACTTCTTGAAGGAGTAGATTTAAAAGTTAAAATGGAAACGCATGAAGATGATATGCATTGACAGTAGTAAAAAGCCTTCCAAAGTTCCTATAGAACAGTGGATTAAAGAAGGTGAAACATATACTGTAATTAAAGTAGTAAAAATGGGATTACAAGATGGTAAGTATGGTGTACTTCTTAAAGAAGTGCAAATGTCTGCTGATTGTTTTCCATATGAGTACTATGATGCGGATAGATTCATTCCATTAGACATGAGGGTTTATGAAGCTCA